TCCCGACTCTGCTTCGGTTTGTGTTGCTACTTCAAAGTTTTCTACATTTCCTAAGTCTATAGATGACTTATTTATAGAGCCTACTTTTTGATCAACTTCATCTTTTGTTGCGTAGGCTTGAAGCTTATTATCAAGGCTTACAGTAGTAATGTATTTATCAAGATTGCCCTGTGCAATGATTTGCTCTACTTCACTTTTAGTCTTACCTATTCTTGAAAGTAGATCCTCAAGTGTCGAGATCTTAACTTTTCCGTCTTCGACAATCGGTACTAAAGAATCTTTGGTTAAATTTCCATCACTGATTAGCTTTTGCAAGTTAGTATTTAATCCTTCGGCTTTTGCAGTATTACTTTCAAGACTTTTACTCAAGTTTTCCGCTTTTTTATTGTTTTCTATAAGCTTAGTCTTCAAAGATTCCGCTTGTTGGTTTGTGGCTTTCAAGGTCGGCTCTATTTGAGTTGCTTTTGTTACTTCATCACTTAGTATCTGTTTTAAGCTTTCGCCCGTCTGCGTGGCTGTCGCAAGGTTATTTTTCACAGAGGTTGCGATTTCGGTTTGAGTTTTAAGAGTTTGATTGATTTCTTCTGCTTTTTGTATTTGGATGAGAAGATTTTGCAAAGAAACATTTAAATCACTCGCATTTTTAACCAAAACTTTTAGATTTTCGATTTCTGGGTTTCTGCTGTCAAAATTTTGAAGTGCTGCATCTGCTTGTGCTATAACTTTTTTAATATCTTCACTCTTTAAGTTCGCGGTTTCGATATTCTGTTCGAGTGCTGCTTTTGCTTGTAGAATTTTTGTGTTGATTTCTTCAAGTTGCTCTTTAATTTCTTCTACATTGTCAAAAGTCTTTGCCGCCGCAACGAGTTTTTGTGTGATTTCCTCAGATTTTGCCACCAAGGTTTCAAGTTCTTTATACACAGTACTTGAAGCCACTCTTTGTACTGATACGACTACTTCTCTTACTACGAAAGTAAATTGAGTAGATGTTAAAAGCTCACTACCTTTTTTGAATCTTAATTCTGCCTTAGTAAGTCCAGTAGTAGTTAAAGCTTGAGGAGTAAGAGTCGCTACGAAGACATCACCTTGATTATCTGCATCTATCACAACAAAATTTCCATCTGACTTTAAGACTGCGAGTTCGGCGGTGACTCCTTCTTCAAATATAAAGTTTTCACCATTTTGTGTGATTTTAATTCTGAACTTTTGCGTGTTTTCGTCGTGTTGAGGTATCACTATTTCAGTTTGTGTTATTTTCTGTTTGAGGTCTAAGACCAGATTATATATGTTTTCCATTCTACTTCCTTTCTACTTCTTTTCTAATGCTGCGACCCTACTTTTTAATGACTTAATATCATTTTCTATTATAGGAAGACTGTTGCTTCGTATTGATGATACATCCGAAGAAAGCCTAGTCATGTCTTTTTTTATAGCACTGATATTTGTCTCATTGGTGCGAGATCTGCTTGTATTACTGTTGACCTTACTTTCTAAATCATTAAATTTTCTATTCACTGAATCTGCTGTGTTTTGTGCTGTTTTGACTTTATTTGTATTAGAGTTGACCGAGTTCCATAGCTTACTGATACTACTATCAGTACTGCTCTTATTTGTACTTATAGCACTCTTATTCGCTTCTATACTTTTAGCATTGGCAACAATCTTCGTTGTAAGTTCAGTCTTATCAGCATCATGCTTATCCGATAAGGCTTTTATCTTAGGCTCTATCGAATTTGTCAAAGTTTCGTTCAAGTCAAAAGGCTTCTTTTGAAAAGTTACTTCACCAAGGATTATAAAAGATTCTCCGAATTCCAAGCAAAAGACTTTATCATCTAGTTTCGGTGAGTAAGAAGATAGATAAGGATATTCCTTTTCTGCTGGTTTATCTTCTCCATCGAATTGTATCTTTGCGGTCTTTGTTTCTTCAAAGAATCCTACCACCGTTGCCATTTTGTTCATATTTGAATCACCCTCCTGCAATTATGTTTCATAGTTGCCCCTGCTTTTAAATCAAAACTCCAAGATGTTTCGATATACTTTGCGTTAATTCCTAGTTTCTCATCTTCTATCAATATACAATCCGAGTAAGAATGTTTTGGGTTTATCAGCGTATCAAAAGAGATTTTTCTATATTGGTTTGTTGAGTTATAAGCAAGTCTCTTAACATAAGAGTTAAGCGTGCTTTGGTCCGCAATATTTGATACTGTCCTATAATCTACGATATTCCTACTTCTATTCATTATTGATGTTGGACTCGTAGGACTTTCGTTTTTATACACTGCTTTTAAGCTTTCATTTTCTGCATTAGAAGCGACTACAACCCAGATATTCGGTATGTTAAAGAGATCTACCTCATCTGTGGTTGAGTATCCAACTTTTAAGTTTTCTGGGTTTAAGATATCGTAGTCATTGTATCTGTGATCTACCTTTCTTAAATTCGGTAAAATATAATTTTCAGCTTTTAACATTCCTGCACTGTCGCTATATATCGAGGTGTAGTTACATTCACTTAGAAGCGCATTGACCACACTTAGCTTACTTGTACCTGGTTCAAATTCACGATCTCTTTTAAGTACAAGTTCAGTAGGTTCTATTGATACTTTGTGGATCCCTGCGCTGTTGATTATTTGAGTTATCACAGAAGTATATTTCGAGCCTTGCTTTAAGTAGAGCCTATCGAGAAGTTTGTCTTCTTTTAGAATCTGTGTTTTGTCGTATGCTTCGATAGTTCTTATAATTCCCTGCTCTTTCTTTTCTCGGTTTGGTGATGGGATTAAAAAGATTCCCATTGGATATTCTTTTCCCTCAAGAATAACCACCGGTCGGATTCTGTCATTTAAGTAGTCCACGTGCTGTAGATCATTTTCTTTAATTTCAAATCTTGCTGTTCTCTTAATCTCCGCTAAAGAATTAAGAGAGACTGACCCTGAAAGTACGTCAATCTCTCCTTTGATTAAGTCATTTTTATTTAGCAGTTCGTATCTGAATCTAATCTCTCTACTATTCATAGTCTTCACCTGTGATTACTAGTGTACAAGTTACCAAGTATCCTAAGACATCATATTCTACGTTTAATCCCTGAATCATTCCTTGTCGGTTCGTTCCTCGATTTTCACGGAGTAAAAATTCTTTTTTCTTCTCTACCAAAGATTGAAGTTTGATTACTTGGTCTATATTTTCCAAGTAGAAACTTAAATTAAAACTTGCCCTCGCGTGATTGTCAAATTCATAGAAAGGATATTTCTTACCCTCTAGGTTTATTGCTGCACCCTGTACTTCAAAAGAGTACACTTTCTTGATTGATTCGTTGAGTCCGTATTTTATCAAGAAGAAATCTTCTAGTTTATCCACGGTCGCAAGCGTGTTAAATTCTCCAAACTCTGTAACGCAACCTTTTTTGTCGCTTAGTCCTACAACATCATCTTTAAAAACTCTCACTTGATAAGAGTAGGTTTTGTAGTTTGCACCTGTGTAGTCTCTAAATTTCCCATCTTTTAATTTACCTATAACTTTTCCGTTTCTTAGCACTTCACCCTCTAAGTAGTCAGATGTTACCTCTACGAAGTAGTTAGACTTGTAGATGGTGATTGTAGGCTTTTCAATCGGTGTAGGTTCTATAATGTGAGTATATTCTGTTATTTCGGAGTATATCGCGTATGCGTTTAGTATGCTTAGTTTAAATAGATATTTGCCATTAGGAATTACTTTGTCGATTTTAAATTCTCTCGTTGTCGCTCCGAGTATGCCCTTGGTTATAAATATGACATTTCCCTTCATATCTTCCACACTTAGTTTAAATGCTTCTTGTTCCCTTGAGTTCCACTTAACCGTTGGTCGGTTTGAGTTATCTATGCCCATGATCTGTGGCGCAGGTGGTATTCCTATTGTTTGAAATGATACTCTTTCGGTCCAGTCCGACCAGTCATCAAAGTTATTTTGCACTCGCATCTTCCAGTACACTACAAGTGAATCTGTGATTTTAAGGTCTACTGTGTGTGATGTGCTTGACGAAGTTTCTTTGATGGTTTTAGTTTCGTTAGGTAGTGATATTTCTATCTCGTAGGCTTTCTGTTCTTCGACTGTGTTTTTCACGAAATCCCATTCAAAGGTGATAGGTTTACCATTTTTGATATAATCACCCACTGGACTTGAAAGTCGTGGTACTGGTTGAGGTACTGTACCTATGTTGAAGGTTGCAGATGTCAGTTCGGAGTATTCTCCTGATTCTTCCATGACTCTTACGATCCACTCTACAGTTCCGCTAGATTCTCTTATTGTTCCTGCTGGCATATCGTAGAATCTGTCTTTTGTAGTTTTGGTTATTGATTGCCATGCTCCGCCATCAACCCTATATTTAAATTCGAATCCCTTTTGTTCGACCAAAGAGTTCCAGGAGAAACGAACTGGAGTCCTGGTGTTTACTACTATTCCGTTCGGTGCTAGGTTATATCCTGATTTCGGCTCGTTGTATTCATATTCTAGTTCGATGTATGGAGGATTTGAAGACTTATCATTTTGTACTTTAAATATATACTTTTGAGGCATTATACCTTCATATTGTGGTGTCGATTGACCTGGCACCACTGGACCTGGAGCTGGGACTGCTTTATTTATAAAATCTTTTGAATTATAATGTGAAAAATACAATCTAATTTTAGATATTTCTGTAATATCTGGAACATATTCACTACTCATTCTAAGTTGATTTGACGTAGAATTTACTGTGTTGAAAGTTATAGATTTACCATTTATATATAAAGTTTTTGTTGTCTTTTCTCCGATTTGTCCATCATCAAGAGTGTATCCGACTGTTAGTGCTTTTAGTTTTGTATTTTCCGGCAAAAATTCTATTATTGATTTGCTGAAAGATAGATAAACATCATTGAAGTATTGAGATGAGGTTGCTACTGCATCTTCGGCATATATTGCACAATCATATGCATAAGCTGTTGGAGGTGGGTTATAGATATCCCAATATCCCCTTCCATCGCGGACTGTATACTCACGTTGGTACCATTTTACAGTCTGTCCAACCTCTATAGAGGTATCCCCAGACATACTCGATACATAAACTTTTATCTTAGGCACTTACAACACCCGCCCTTTGCATTTGACGTGCTTTTTTCACTGTGTCAATTAACTTGTACACTTCGCCAACTTCGTCCATTTTGACATTTAAAATAATATCTCCGCCTTTGTTTCCGCCATAAGGTTCGCTCGCGTTTGGATTCCAAGGGTTATTCTTTGCTGGTATAACCGCTTCACCTCTATGGATCATTGCGAGTTGGTCTTGCTCGATATACTTAGAGCCGACAGCATATCCCCGTATTTTACCCATCTTAACTCCATTACCAAGTTTACCAAGCTGCTCTATGGTTCCTTGCACGCTTGATTTTCTACCAATAAGAGCGTTTATCGATTCAATTACCATCCATATTACTATAGCCACTCCCATAAGCAAAGCCGCCCATTTTGCAAGTTTTAAGAATGTTGAATTTTCTAAGACTGATCCAAAGACTTTATTGACTTTACTTACACCTTTGATAGCTTTTCCAAGTCCACCAGTAATTTCTTTCACTGCCTTAGTCGCTTCTATAATCTTTGCCGCTCCTACTAGAAGTGGTCCGATTGAAGCCGCCATTAAAGCAATGGTTACGATGAACTTTCGAGTACCTTGGTCTAATCCTGCGATGTATTTTAAAACATTATTCACACCGTTTAAGATTGGTCCGAAGACTGGGATTATAACTTCTCCAAAAGTCACTCCGATTTCTTTTACGATTTCGCGGAAGTTTTCAAGTTGAGCTGACGCTGTATTGTGTTCTTTTTTGAAATAACCTAAAGCGGTGGAGGTTTGCGCCATTACAAAGTTATATCTTAATTGAACTTTTTCCGCTTCAGTCATTTCTGATATTTTCTTACGAATACCTTGTGCGTATGCGTACTCTTGCAACGAAGCTTGATTCAACACTACACCAAACTTTCTTAATGGTTCTGTTTGACCTGTAAAAATAGCATTTAAAGCATTTGCTGTTTCTTCACTAGATTTGTTATATCTTGCTCCTAAGTCTCTAACTCTTTCAACTAAACTTTGTGACATTTTAGTAGTTTCTTCAATTTTAAAACCAAAGTTATCAAATAAGGCTCCAAAGTCAGCTATCATTTCTGCTGCTGAAAGTTTAGAAAGACCAAAACTTTCCATAGAAGTGTTAAGCCAATCTTTCACCGCCTTATTGTTTTCTCCAAAAACGTCGTTCATCTTTCCAAGTGCCTGCTCATAATCTCCACCCATCTTAAAAGCGGCGGCTCCTGCTGCCATTATTGGCGCGGTTACTTTTAAAGAGAGGTCTTTTCCTGTATCTTTAAGCTTCTTAGACATCTTGTCCCATTCTTCGGTGGACTTGCCAAGAAATCCTTTTTGTTCGTCGAGTTTCTTATTTACTGCACCTAAATCAGCTTGCAAGGCTCTTAGTTCGGTTTCTGTCTTTTGGATCTTTTCTGCGTAGTTTTCTACAGCCTTTGCGTTGTCTTTTTCCTTTGCAGCATCAAGCCTTTTTTTGTATTCGTCTAAGGCACCATTTAAGATTTTGATTCTTTCGGTCAAATAGTCTTTTCTACTTGCGAGCATGTCAATTGCTTTTCCTGTTGCTCTCGATTCTGCTTTTACAGCCTTGTATTCATTGTTCAGCATTTTAAGCTGTTTATTTGTTTCTTTTACTCCTTCTTTGACCTCGTTATAGTCAAAGGTGAGTTTAATCTTTCTTACAAATTCTTTCGCCATTTTTCACCCCTCTTTCTATAAAAATTCCCTGATTGAGTTTACTTCTTTTACTCGATTCTTCACGTCAGGAATACCTTTATATTTCAAATACTCAAGTTCAATCATTCTTATGACCTTTGCAGGTGTTGATTTGAAAAATTCCTCTTCTGGTCGATTGAGTTTAATTACGTACAAGAAGTAAAGATATTCCCAAAAGTCACCTAAATCAGTTCGTAAGTTTTGAGGATCTCCATCTCTTCTTTTGAAAAAGCTTTCTGAAGCATCTGAATCTTCTTTTTTTTTACGGCATCGTTACTTCTTAGATTAAAATTATTTGTCATACATTCCGCCACTTCTATAGCTAGGTCGAATCCGCCCATGTACATCATCTGTTCGGCTTCTTCTAGTGTGATGTTAGGATCTACGACTTTAAGTCCACAGTATAGAAGCTTTGCAGTCGCTCCATATGGATTATTTTTCACGTCCTCCATAAGTAGTTCGCTTAGTTCTCCAAATTCTTCTTCGTACAAGATAAAAGCGTCATTGTTAAATAACGCTTTTTTGACCGTACCATCTTCAAATTCTAACTCCAAAGGTTCTATTGGTCTAAGTTTAATCTTTGCCATAACTAAACCTCACCTTGGATTACATCTCCAGTTTGAACTTTGCTAAAAAATTGTTTTGCTGTGATTGCCTTGTTTTTGTCGATTGATGTATCTACAAATGTGTAGAATCTCTTCAAAGAGTTATGCTCCATCATAGTCATGCTTATACTGTCAGATGTGAAGTTTATCTTATCCTCTGATTGTTGTACTTCTACTGATATTGGTTCAGCTACTCCGAATAAAAACCATATAAATTGACTGGATCCATCTTCCATTTCAGTTTCCCAACCACAAGCAAATGGATTTGGTCTGTCTGATGATGATCCATATTCCACTCCACTTTCAGATACTGTTACACCCTCCATCTTTGCTCTGATTTCTGATGGTATAAGGTTATGGTCCACTGAAAGTTCGTATGAAGTCTTTTTATTTACACTAAATCTTAGAACTCCATCTCCATATTTACCACCATCGGCAACTTTTGCAGTTCTACTAACTTTTTCAAGTCCGACAACGTGGATAGGTTTTTCATATTGAAGTTGTCCGTCGGCTTCAGTACAAAAAGCTATATGAAAGTTTTTACAGTTTACCTTTATAGTTTCACTTGCCATTTTATTCCCCTCTTTCTAAATAATTAAATCTTAGGATTGTGTGATATAGTCGGACTCCGTTTAAGGTATCGTCATAGTCACTACAATCTTCGAATTTAAAGTTTTCATCTTCTAATCTTTTTATTATTTTCATTTCTAGATTTTCTAGATCTCTTTTATGAAAGATATCTATTTGAAAATTACCAGTTATATGTTTTCTTTTTCCATCTCCATAAAAAGCGCCTCGACGATTGAAGAAGTGATAAGAGATCACTATATCTTGACCATCTTTAAATCGTGGTCGTGATATATACTTCACTGGTATATTAAATTCTTTTAATATATCGTAAATTCTATCAATCACCGAGTTTCGCTCCTTTCCTGTTCAATATTGACTCAACTCTAGGCTCTACACTATTCAAAACCCTATCTATAAAGTGATGTGCTTTTGACCGATAAGTGCCTTGGTCAACTATGTGCCATAATTTACCCGTTTCTTTATCACCTTTTACTATTGCTACAAGTCCTTTCTTTTGATTGGTTTTAATCACGTCTTGATACATATGCACGGTCCTGTTATCGTACATCTTGCCTTTTCTTTCGATAGCTTTTAATTCTCTTTCCGCTTCTTTCTTGGTAATATCTCCAAGTTCGTCTATAACTTGTATTCCATATTCTCCGCTATCTGATTCAATTTGTTTTAGCCAAGAACTTAGGTCAACAGTATCTTGTGAGATCATTGTCATCTTACTCATTAAAATCACCGACCATGTCATTTTTGAATCTGTATCCTGTTACTTCAAGATATAAATTTTCATTGGTTAAAGGTATGATTGACTCAATTTGATAGTGGTTATTTTGGATTGTCATTCTCATAGTTTCGTCGAGGTCTTCTCTATATCGTATGATTACTACGATATATTGCTTCGTATTTTCTGACCTACCTTGAGTAAGAAGTCTCGACTTGAAGTGTCGTACATCTCCGTAGACTTTCTTAAAAGGTTTATAGTTTTCAAGGTCATCATAAGGTCTATCTTCGACCTTCTTTTCAAAGACTATTAAGTCTCGCATCGGTCTTTGGCAGTCTATCATCTTTTTAGTTTTTTCCAACACTATCTCTCACCCCTTCACTCAAAGTAAGTCGTAAGATCTCTCGGTGAAAGTTTTCTTCGAAGTATTCTTCGGAGTAGTTAATCGCGTATCTTACGAAATTTTGAAGTAAGGCGAAGGCTTCTAAGTTCTCTACGAAGTTGATTTCAGTACCTGTTAAAGATTCAATTTTATAGATTCCTCTTTGGATTGTATCTTTTAAATCAGTATCTTCGTCGATCGTATATTTAAAGAATTTTTTAATCTTATTCTCTAAAACTGCTAAGTCGTTCATGACTTCACCTACTTTTCTTCTTTAACTTCCTCTATAAGATCTCCTGCGGTTAAGATTTCTTCGTAGCGTGATTTGGAGACGATGAACTCATCTCCAATTTCACGTACTACTTTCTCTTTCAAGTCATTAAATTTAACTAAAACTCTTACCTTCATGTCTTACTCCTACACAGATGGAGTTGCTGATGTTGCGGCTTTAAACTCTTCAAGTTTTGGTACAGTTGCACCTTTAACTCCTGCTATATCTGCTACAAAGAATGCGTTAGGGTCTTTAGCTATTCCAAATCCGTAGAACTTGGCTATATAAAGATCCATGTCTTCGATTGCTAGGGTTTCTGTATACTTGTCTACTCTTACATTTCCTGATACTCCTAAGAAGTAGTTTACTGGATCTCCAATTACTAGAGTGTCTTCTGGTACTGCATAAGATGTGATAATTTCTTCTCCTGTGGATAATCTATCTTTTACAAATTCACCTTCTGGAGTTCTAAGAACTAAAGCAGTGAAAAGTTTTGACCAGTAAGTCACTGGGTTTACTAGAACTGCAACTCCTGCTCCGTCTAAGTTAGCTTTTGCAAGTGCCGCTCTTACTCCTACTAGTGAATTGTAGTCAAGTTCAGTAAGTGTTACCTTGTCTTTATCTGGATATACAGAATCAACTGCGCCTGATAGTTTCTTTATCATACCTATTGGTTTATTCTTACCATCTCCAGCTACTACTGCAACTTCAAGTGATGCTGCCATTACTTCATAGATTAAAGTAACGATATATTCTGCAAGCCATTCTGGTCCAAGTTCGATCATACCTTTACATACTGCTACGAAGCCAGATAATCTTGAAGAATCTAGATCCACTTCTTCAAAGCCTGCGAGAATCATTTGTTTGATATCTTCGCAGATTGGACCCCAGAAGCCTTTTGCTTCATTTGGTTTAGCAAAGATATATTTTGCAAGTCCAGTAGTATCTACCATGTCAATCTTTGATAGGATTGGATGTTCAGTCTTTAATTTCTTGAATACGTCTTGGATTATGGTTACAGGAAAAGCTGATTTTATACCTTCAAAGCCTTTTCTTTCTACTACTTCATTAAAGAATTTCATTTCAGTAGAAGTTAGAGGTTTCATGATTCCTCTGTTGATTAGGATTTGTTTGTCATTATACTCATTGCCTACGCGCTTTATTTTTTCGTCAGCTTTATTCATGATGTCACTTTGAAGTGCTTCTGTGAAGTTAGTAAAAGCCATTTCTTGTTTTTCAGCATCTTCACTCATCATTGCTTCAAATAATTCTTTTCTTGCGTCCTCTAGGTTTTTGATGTTGTCTAAATTTTTCATCGTTTTATTTCTCCTTTATTTTTAAATTTGCAAAATTTTGCATAAGTTTAATTCCTTTGTTTAAAGTTTCTTGCGTACTATCTTGTTTTGGTTCTGCAAGTTTTTTAACTTCTGTGCAGAAGCCTTTTTCTAAACATTCATAAGCAGAAAGCCATGTTTCTTTGTCGATAAGCTCCATAAGTTCATCATCTGTACCTTTGAAATGATTCTTATAGTTTGCCATTACTGTTGAGTTATCTAGCTTTTCAAGTATGTCGGCTTGTTCTCTTAATTCGTTACAGTTACCCCAAGCGAAAGTACTTGCTCGATGTATCATAAGCATTGTGTTTTCAGGCATGATTCTTACATCACCTACCATAAAGATTAAAGAAGCACCACTTGCGCAGATACCGTCATTAATCGTGGTTATATTCATACCAAGTGACTTTAAGTAGTTAAAGATTGAGATACTTGCAAAGACACTTCCACCATAAGAGTTTATGTGTAATTCTATTTCGTCTTCATCAATCTTTTCAAAGATTTCTCTTACTTCTTTTGGTGTGATGTAGTCACCTTCTTTAGGTTCTCCAGTCCACCAATCAAGTGGTCTTTCGTCTACGATGTCACCTGCTAAGTAGACAACTGCTTTTTCATCTTTCTTTACTACTTCAAGTCTAAAGTCTATTTTTTTCTTCACCCTCTTCACCCCCTTTCATATTTTCCATAGGACAAAGATTCAAGGTTATGAATCTCTTTTCTCCTAGTTCATTTTCTGTTTCATCTCTTCCAAGCATACGCAAGTTATCATTTAATGTGTTTATTCCATTTCGAGTTAAGACATCTAAAGCGTTACTTAGTTTGATGATGTAGATTGGATTGATTAAGCTTGTATCAATTTTTAAGTATGATTTTTTTAAGAAATCATCTTTTTTGTAGTACTTTCTATTGATTTCTTTCTCCAGTAACTCCGCTATCGGCTTGATACAGTTGGTTAAGTAGTTGACCCATACTTCGTCATTGACCGAGTTCATACCACCTGTTAAAAGTGGTGTAGGAATCTGGAAGGCTGCTGCTACATAATCAAAGACATCACTCACTAAGTTCTTTATGTCTCTACTGTCAGAAGAGTTCTTGTAGGTTGAGTTGGTTAAGTCACTATAAGTGATCCCATTGCTCAAAGGTAGCACTGCACCTTTTTCAGCTTCAAAGAATTTCTTAAAGTTGTTTTCTAGTAGGTTTCTTAAGTCATTTTGTGCTTTTTCTGTAATCGGATAATTAGTAGGAATATTTAAGACTCCTCTTCGAGCGTTCGCTCGTTTGTAGTTATCTTTTGAGTATTCAATTAATTTTCCGTAATCATCATAAAGACTGTCGATTAATCCTTTAACTTTGTTTGAGTGTAGTTCTAAGTAGAAGACTTGATCTTCTCTAAATGTGTCTTTTAATTTGTAGTCTTCGATGATTACATTTGTGTAGATATTCGGTACAAACGCAAAGGCTTTTCTCTCGAAGCTATCTGCAACATACAAGTTTTCATCTTGCATAATTACCAAGGCTTCATTATCTTTTACAAGTTTTTCAATAACTTTTTTCCAGAAACGAATTGAGTTTTGATTTGGATTTGCTTCAACGTTGAAAAGATAATAATTATTTTCTTTGACTTCTTTCCCTTGTTTAAAGGTTTTAAATTCAGCTTGAGTCAATGTACTACTTATAAGGTTGATTGCTGATTCTATTGCAAGCATCTTGTAGTAGCTTTCGATTGACGGACTGCAATATTCTTCATGTATTCTAATTTCTTGACTATCTCTAAAGAGTGCGGGAAATCTTCCCGCTATCCAAGTTTTTATGCTCATGTTTACCCCCCTTTCTTTTTAGTATGTGTAAACTGGAAGACTTATCATTTCTTTAGCTTCTTCCAAGTCATCACCAATTAAGCTATGAAGTAGACAGAAAAATCCATCTGTCTTTCTTTTGATAGGTTCTATTTTGTAATAAGCGACATTTCCCTTTTTATCAGTTTCTCTTTTGACATTCCACACAAACCATCTGAAGAGTTTACTGTCAGGTAGTCCGAGTTCGTGATTTGCAAGCAATGTGTCTAAGACTGGAGCGACTAAATTATGACTTATCGTTCCACTTCTTATTAGTTCGACTTTAGGTAGTCCTTTGCTTTCGAAGCCTTCTTTTAATGCTCCATATCTGAAAGAGTCGCATTTGATTGTTTTGATATAGTACGAGTTTTCCTCGACTTGTTCTAGAAACCAATCCGCCAATACTTCTGGTGGTATTGTTGGACTTTCGTTTTTCTTGATTATTGTAAGTTCTCCGTCTTTTGCCGCCTGTTTTAGATCCACGTTATAGTTCGTAAGTTCTAAGCTCGTTTCGTGTACCCAAGCGTGACTTATGAAATATTGTTTGCCATCTTTTTTAAACCTTAGACCAGCGCAGGCAAAGTCTCGTAGATCCGCGAAGTCTACCGATCCTATTGCTTCTAATCCTGTTAAATCTGGAGTTGGTAATTTACAGCAAGCAATTAGATCATCCCAGCTACATACTGTTTTTGTTTTAGATACAAAAGATAAGTTCATTCTCTTAGTGATAAAAGCTTCTTTAAGTGCTTCTATTTCTAGCATCTCTTCATATTCTTGAAAGATTTGACCTTTTAAGGTTTCGTCATAGTTGATTCTTGGATTTGCTTTATCCCACAAGTCGGGTTTACCGACTTCTTGTATGTTGTCCAGTTTCATGATGATTGGTAAGAAACCTTTATGGTCCGTTTCTCCTTCAAGGATCCTTCTTGCTCTTTCTTTGTAATCGTCTAAGACTCCTTCTCGGATTTCTCCATCCGTTGTTATGTAGATTCTTCTAGGTCTAGGTACCTTTCCAAGTCCGCCAGTGAATACTTTGATGTTGTCGTAATCTTCATATGCGTGGATCTCGTCAAAGATAACACAGCCTGGTCGTCCACCGTCTTTTGTTTTTGCTGATGATGTTCTGTATTTTAATGTGGATCTCGTTTTTCTATATGTGATTTTGGTTAAGTTGTAATCATAGAGTGCTTTAGCTTTTTCTTTACCGAGTCCTTCGATTTTGTCGTAGACCTCGTTGAAACTTGTCATCGCTTGTTCTTCAGATGTTGCGACGATATCGACATCATACTTTTCTACACCATGATGTTCGGTAAGCATGAAATCTGCTAATGTTGAAATAAAACCATTCTTACCCCAACCACGTCCAGCCATTATGAAGACGTTCGGAAATACAAGCTGTTTTATGTCTTTATAGTAAAAACCAAGAATTAGACTTGCATAGAACTTTTGATCGGGCATTAATTTAAAATAGTATTTCTCCGTAAGTTCTACATATTTCTCTACTTGTTTTGCATCAAAAAAGACCTTAGGATTGTCTAAGGTCTTTCTTATTATATTCATTAATTGTTTGATTTCGTTGGAGCTATGAACTTTGTTTTGCTCGACAGATTTTAACCAATCATTTATAAAAGGGTGATAGTCATATTTTCTTTTTACCAAAGATATCACCTACAGTTCGAAGTCTGTCTTTTCCACTTTTATGTCAGCTCCTCGTAGTCCAAGGTCGCAAAGGATTTTCAGCATCTGTCCGTTGACTTTGTTTAGTTCGGGTACTGCGTCGTTTTTCTTTCTACCAGTTTGCCCGCCACCGTTATTGTAGGTGATCACTACACCTTCTTCTCGGATGTTTTTGATTAACATATTTTTTATATCCCACAGGTCGAGGTAATCGTCGACCAGTGATGTATAGAAACTTTGAGTAAGTCCCTTTTCTTGGAGTTGCTCTAGTAAGTCTTTTTTTATTTTATCTCTGCCCAACACCTCACCCCCTTTTTCTACACCATTGTGTGATTTTTTAAAATTGTTGCGCAGCCATGAATCGGTCTCGGTCGATGACCTCCAGGAAAAACGGCTTTTATTTTCCCCGGGGTCTTTATTCCCATCTCTCGGCTTGATACTCTTTTACCTTTTCAAACTTTTTCAGTCTATCTGGATGCTCTCCTTCATGACAGGCTCTGCAAAGACTTTGAAGATTCTCATCAGTCAATGCAAGATTTGGAAAGTATTTATATTCTTTCTTGTGGTGAACCGTCGTAGCTTTAGCCACTTTACCACGGGACTTACACTTTTGACACTCGTAGTTATCTCTAGTCAGTATCTCTTCTCTTTTTATTTTCCATTTATATGTTTTATAAAAGTTTGGATTGTATTTTTTTAAGTATTTTTCTTCATAGGTCATCTTATCCCCCACCTTCACATACTCGGTTTCCCACCCACAGCTCTAAATGATGTATGTATTTTGCCCGTGCCAATATGCACCACCTAACAGGAGGAAAAAATCCCAATATCATAGTATCACAGAAATTGTAAAAAAAGTTCCGCGTTTTTTCCACGCTTCATTCATTTCTGGATCTCCCATAAAGAATCAAAGCAAGCTTTCTAATAACTTGACTTCTAAACTTATAATAGCTGCTCTTTTCAAAATACATCTTCTCGCATACAGTCTGCACACTTAGACCATCAATGAAAGACGAAGTTATAAGTTCTAGCTCTTTCTTGTCTAAGTATTTTAAAGCACTGTCGATTTCTTCAATCTCAACTCTACAATGTTTGATGTTCTCTTTTAAAATATCACGTTCAAAGATATTATTAATAAACACATCTTCTTGAGCAGTACCACCGCCTTTAATAGGATCACTGTCATAAGTTACTGGTTTAATGCTGGCGAACCTATCTTCCAGGTATTTTAACTTTTCTAGGTTATTTTCTAAAGCAATCTTTTTAAATTTATAGTCTCTTAATCTTCTAATAACTTCTCTTTCAAAATCCACATCATGCCTCTCTTTTGCTAACTGGGATCAAGTCCCAGTCATTATTCCACTTCTCATTCAATATAAGCTGCGCATCCTCTGGACTTCTTGCCACACCATAGATCAGTCCTTCAGCCAATGCCCACAGCCTGAACTCTTTCTGCTCTGGACTTAAGATACCTTTTTCCCTTTTAACCTCGATAAAGAATATTTTGTGATCACTATACCTAAAGCCCATAAGGTCAGGTGTACCTTTTGGAAAAGTGGTGATCCATCTAGTACTACCGCCACTCTTAGCCTTAAAAGTTCCTGTCACCACGTTATATACCTTAGCCACTGGAGACAGCACCGCTCTTATATAGTCTTTAACATCTGTTTCTGGTACTTGATTTCCTAACAAGTCTTTCATACTCTCATGTCCTTTCCTTTGTCCTTAGGGATATTAATAATAAACTTACCACACTTTTGTCTTATTCTTCCTGCTATTGCCTCGTCTATTGTCGATACTTGATCTAGCGTCAACTCCGAACTTATCAAGGTCTTTTTATCAGTCGCATAACGATAGTTAATTAAACTGAAGATCTTGTCTCTGTTAAATACTCCACCTTTGAATAGATCATCGATATACAATATTGGCTTATTAATTAAAGCCTCAAAGAATCTCTTGTCTTCGAGTTTGCTATACTCCGATGGATATATGAAGTACTGAACTTCTTTACCCTGCTCAATGTGCTGATTGGCTATAGTCGTGCTTATCTTCGTTTTTCCACTGCCACTCTGTCCTCCGATATACCACCAGTCGGAGTAGAAGCAATTATTATATGCCATGTCTTTTATTCTCTTTTGCCACTCATACTTGATCTCGAAGTTATCGAAAGTATTATCTGCAAAAGACATAAGACCCGCTCTCTTCAAAGCTTGTCCTTGCTTGTACTTATTTAAACACTCGCATTCTCGGATCTGGAGATATTCTATATCATCCTCAACTCTTACTACTGCAAAGTCACCCCTGCCCTTGCACTTTGGACAGGGTGTCTTGTTGCCTTGATTTGCATTGTAGGTGTCCATCTGAAATTTAATTGATTTGCTTATCATAGATATAGCACCCCTTTCATGCGCGTACTTTGCTCTTGAAGATAACTACTAAACTTATCGCCGAAGAGTGTCATTGGTCTTAAATACTGATCCATTTTCTGATCACCTTTCCATTGTTCGCTCTTAACTTGGATTACATGTTTAATATCTTCTACCTTGTAGCCTTGACTAATTAATTTTTCCACATACGGTTTACAATCATTGACGTTGTAATTTTTCCCTGCTGTGGAATTAAAAAATTCAGTGACCTCTCTCGCGCGCGCGTATTCTTCTTTATCATTCTTATCATTCTTATCATTCTTATCATTCTTGTTAGTTGTCACCTGCTTGTCATTTGCTTGTCGGTTGCTTGTCACCTGCTTGTCAGTTGCTTTGTCAGCTTGATACTCACTGCCTTGATATTTTGTGTAATTTACAATGGTTATCAGCCTATTTTTGTTTGTCGATTGGTTTGTCAAAAAACCGTACTTTTCAAAACGGTCTATAGCCGTTCTTACATTTTGGATTGTTACACCCTTTCCGCAAGCTTCAGCTATAGACTTTAAACTTGTAATCATTTGTCCTGGTTGAACTTTGTATCTTTCACCATTCCATTCCCACTCGTTCTCTTCGTGGTTAGCCATCAAGAGTAAGGTTATCAAAATTATTTTCTGCTCAGGTGTAGATGTTTTCCAGATGGCTTTGTCTAATAATTCTCTATGAAGTTTTATCCACCCTTGACTTGCCACATAATCACCGCCTTAGCAAATTTCTATAGGTACACCTGTGAGTTCTTGCAGGCTCTTTTTGATTAATTCTGCATCGGAGTTATGGTCTGATAGGTGCATGACGTATATCTTTTTAAGTCTTGAAAGATTACACTTCTTTAGAAAATCCACGGCAGTTTCTAAGGACATATGGTTCCACTTTATTCTCGTCCTTAATTCTGGATGTATATTTTCATTTTGATTTATGGTTTCTCTGATATAGTTAACCTCTATCATCAGATAATCAATAGTATTAAAGCGACCCTCAACATACATAGTGTCCGTGATAAAAAGTAACCTCTCATCAGTCTTTGTATTTAAGATATAAAAACCAACGGGTTCGCTTGCATCATGGATTGACTTAAAAGCCTTTACTTTGAAAGAGCCTATCTCAACCCACCTATAAGTTTTATCGTTGCTTTCTTCAAAGGTCTTAACTCTATGACTCTCAAGTTTTAAAGCTTCTTTTGTTCCTTTCGTCATATATAGATCCACACCAGCCTTGATTAAATCTTTACAAGCTTTTGAGTGATCTCCATGTTCATGACTGACTAAAACTCCGTTAATATCTGTGACCTTGAAATTTAATGCTTCTTGAATTTTTTTATAAGGAATACCACACTCAATTAAGAGTGTAGTATCCTCATTACTTATCTTGTAGCAGTTACCAGAACTACCACTTGCTATAACTTCAATTTTCATTTTTTAAAACCTGACATTCTATTTGAAAAGTTATCCTTTTCATAATATTTTCTACGCTTGTCTTAGATAAATTTTCATATAATGTAACTGAACATTCTTTGTTTTCAGCTACGATGTCATATGTTCCATCAGAGTTGTCTGTTGCATAAACCATATCAGGGTTGAATAAAATTCCTTTTGCCCCACTTACTATCATTTTTTATTCCTCCTTAAAATGGTGCCTTTACATCTTCTTCGATGATTTCCCCAGTATCTGGATTTACTTCAATAGTTTCTTCTTCCTCGTCTGGACTCGTCATTTCAAGCATAGCGTTATTTTCAGTCGCTCTTAAAACTTCGAGGTCTTCTTCTCTCTTAGCTGCTTCTTGAAATTCCGTAGATAAAACTCCGTACTTTGTAAGAAGTCTTCTTAATACTGTCTTTTGTGCCATTTCGTCAAATTGGTTTTTCCAAGGACTGTAATCACTTCCGAAAGATTGAGAATATCTTTTTGCATAGTTGGTTATGTCTTCTTTGCTCATATAAAGCGCCTTTTCATAGCCATTTAAAAGTTGGAAATATGCAAAGTATCCTATAGCCTTATCTGGCTTAGGTTCTCCCACTATTTCAAAAGTACCTTTTAAATAGTCCTTTTTAATCTCCATTCCCTCGTACATAATGCCTGCGTTTAAAGCCTTGTATTGTCCACTTCGTTGTGCCATTTGAATATATCCCTTGTATCCTATTTGGAATTGAGGTGTTAATTTGCCCTTGTTGTTAAAAGGCACAATGTAGGCATAACCTAGAGATTTGTTTATTGGTAAGTTAAGGGTTGCAGCCTTTAATGCTTCCATAGCAACTTCTTTTGGGTCACAGTTTTGTAAATAATTGTCGCCGTTGTATAGGTCAATGATTGATGCTATAAATCTATCTTTATTGTCTTTTAGTGCATCTGCGAATAGATTTTGCATTCCTTGATTTGCAAGTAGGTTTTTCATTTGGTTTACTGGACTTAATGCCCTTTGTTCTTGTTTTTGTATATTTGTCATTTATATTTCCTCCTTAAAATGGTATATCGTCACTGTTTTCAACTGGATAATAATTCTCTTGTGAATTACTGTTTTGGTAATTTCCGCCTTGGTTATTTCCGCCGCTGGTACTTCCCACAAAAGTAACTCCTGTGATTAACACATCTGTTGTGTAGATCCTTTGACCATCTTTCTCATAACTTCCAGTTTGGATCTTTCCCTCTACTCCTATTTGGCTTCCCTTATTGAAATAGTTCGCTATTAGTTCAGCGGTTTTATTAAATGCTACGCAACTTATAAAGTCTGCTGTCGGCTGGTTGTTCGCCTGTGCTTCTTGTTTCTTGTCCTTGCTTAGCTTTCTGTCTACCGCTACTGTTATCCTTATGACTCCTACTCCAGATGGACTATATCTAAGTTCTGGGTCTCTGGTGAGTCTACCGATTAAATTAACTACGTTCATTTTCTTTACTCCATTCTTCCAATTCTTCTAAAACTTCTTTAGGAAAGTTTAAAACAACCCGCTTATACTTACCGCCTGCTAGTGTTGTTACTTCTTTTGCATTGTCCGCTAATTTGCAAATACTGGCAAAGAATGTTCTTTGCTTTATTTGTTTGGACTTTTCAAATTCTTGTCCATCAAAAAAGCCTTTAAGGTATGCATCAGATAATTCCTCGTCTATTTCGTGAATGTCTTTTCCGCTCATTCTTCCCACTCCAATCTTTGACCACATTCGTGGCAATATTTTTGAACTTGTTTGGCATTTAATTTACAACCGCACTTAGGACATTCGCTGACATAAAAATTGCAATCACAAAAATTGACTGTATATTCTTTCACCCTTTGTGGTTTGAATTGTTCCAATTCAACTGTCGGTGTTAGCCTTTCACTATCAATCACTCGCAAGCAAAAATCTCTATATCTTTTAGGCAGGGTGGATTCGCCAAGTTCATATCTAATTCTTTTGCGACTGATTAAATCGTTTAAATCTACTGCCATTCTTCATCCACCCCAAAATAAAAACTTGTTATTTTGCTTCTTTCTTCTCTTCCATCTTCTGCTAGTAATTCATTATCAAGAATTTTTTTAATTTCTTTCTCTACTTCCCCTGTATCCGCTTGCTCTTTTACATGTTCATACTCCCTGTCAGCCATCCATAGGACTGATTTGTACGTAACTTCGCACTTAACTCTTTTCATTCGTCCTCCTCATCTATTTTTGGAATTTCCATCCAGTAAATAATTTCTCCCAGTTCTATTTCTGTATCATAAAATCCTGTACCAACATCAAATTCAACCCAAGTATCTATCCACACATCTGTATTGTCGCTATAAGAAACTAAAACTACCTCATTTATTTCTGGAGTAACTCCATCCCAAATGAATGAGCAATCTGGGTAAAATTCTTTCTCTTCATCTTCAACAGGTCTAGTTGTTAATTTATACCATTTCATCACTCTTCCTCGTCCTCCTCAAATACATCTATTTGACTACTTTTTACTTCTTGTAAAACTGGCTGTCCGTCTTCGTCCAGCACCAATTCTTTATTTTTGTAACTAAAGCCGCCATCTACATTTGATTTTTTCTGTAAAACAGTATTTACTTTGAATAAAACTACCGGCTTTTTGTATAACTGTTCGTTTTTGTAATCGGCATCAAATCCAATTTTAATTTTTAAGTTAATATCTCCGCCCTCAAATTCCTTTGAAGCTAGTTTCTTAACTACGTGTTCTATTGAAGCGTTTAAATTAATCTTTAATTCGTCAAATTCTTCAGAATACAAATTTATTTTTTTCATTTTTCCCTCTCAAATATTTCTGGATAAAACCTGCTTCCACACCTTAAAATTTTGTCTATGTCTTCTTTTTCATCTTGTCCATAGCCTGTACCGATGTAGTATTTAATTTCAAAGCCTGTGTCGACTTTTACAATTCCAATGGTCCCATACCACCAAGCATTTAAAACCTTAATCAATTCTAAGCTCCTTATCTTTACTTACTACTAGCCTTACAAGCTGTGCTTCTGTCTTAATTAATTCATTGATACTTTCGGCATTATCTATAAATATTGGCACTTCAATGTCCAGCTTTTCTGATATCGCATTTATCACGTCCAGACCTGCGTTGATTTTACCTGCACTGTTTAAATCACTGTAAGGTACACCATCTAGCGTTACTTCGCAAGTTTCAGTTATTCCGCCATTGATTTGTTGCTCAAATAATTTAATTTTGACGTTGTAAAAAGCTGCGTTTATTTTGTCGCTTACTAAGTTGACATAGGTTCTTGTATACTCTTCACATAAGAAGATAATCTGTTGTTGTTCTTCATAGGACTTCGCTATGTCTTTTTCTTGCTGTTCTAGTTCTTTGATTCTTTCGTCTAATTTTTCATTTTGTCCTTGTAGAGATAAAGTCTTGTTTAACTCGTCAAGTTCTTTGGTAAGTTCTTCTTTCTTCTTGATAAGCTCGGTCTTATCTCCTGTACTTAGACTTGATAACTTTTCTTTTAAAGCCTTGATTTCATCATCCAGTGCTTTTATCTTTGCTTCATCGAGTTTAATTTCTTCAAGAAGGTCATATTTTCGGGATCTTAATTCTTCGATTCTCTTCTTGTAGTCTTCAATCCTTGCTGTCATCCTTGCCGCTTCTTTTTCAATGATTTCTAATTTCTCTGATTTATCCAGGTTAAACTTTGAAATGATTTCATCGATTTGATGTTCTTCTAAATCATGTCCGCAAGTTGGACATTTAAAGTCACCCTCATATTTTGAAGAGTTAATCTTCACCCATTCAGTTCTGTAATAGTCTATGTTTCCTGCAAGTCTAGCGACTGTGTCGTTTATTTCTTGAAGTTCTTTCTCGTCCTTTTCTTTTTCGCCTAAGGTGTTTTTATTTTTTGATGTTATTTTATGATTTTCGATTTCGAAATTAGTTTTAATCTTTGATTTTTCTTGTTCAAGTTCGCTAATCTTTGAGGTGATCTCTTTAATCTCATCACTTGAAGTTGATACATCTGCAAGTTTCGTGTCAATCTCTTTAATTGCTGGAGTGACAAAGTTTTTTCGAAATTCCAAAGCGTCAAAGTCAATTTCACCGACTTTGGACTTTTCAAGTTCATCAATTCTTGCTGGTATGCTCTCTATGTCTTTGTTAATCTTCTTGGCACTGTCTTTAGCCATTGCCTTGATTTCGTCAATAGTGTACTTGTCCAAAGGTAATTTCTTTAAGTCTTCATTTTCCTTTAAAACTTCATCTTTGCCTATGTCTTCAATAAGCCCTAGAACTATACTTCGTCTTTTGTTCTTGTCTAAGATTTGATTGAAGTAAATAGGATTTGAAAGCAAATTGAAGTTCTCTTCGTCAATCACTGTAGCTAGTCTGTCTGTGTACTCTTTCTTCTTAACTGGCACGGAGTTCATGTAGTAGTCTGTAGTATGACCTGTAAACTCCGCTTGTGTAGATCCTCTTTTCTTAGTCCAAATTTCTTTGTAGATCTTCTTTAAAATGATTTCTTCATTGTCAAATTCCAACGTACCCTCAACCATAGATTCCAGGTTGTGGATTTCTGCTCCGTCCTTGTCGTAAGGCTTGATTGAGAAGTCCTTGCGGTTTAAACTATCCTTGTCCCAGAGTAACCATGTGTAGGCATCAAATATGGTTGTCTTTCCTTTGCCGTTGTCCGCTAAAATATTTGTTACATCTTCTTTAAAGTCAATTTCTAGGTTTTTAATTCCTTTGAAGTTTTCTAGTTTTAAAGATTTTAGTTTGATTTGCATTCTAAACCTCCACAAAATACATCTTTAAAGGCTTCTATGTCTCTTAACATGATTTCTGTAAGATAAGTTACAATTAAATCTTTAATATTTTGTCCACCATAATAGTTTTTAGACAAAATGCTTTTTAAAGAGCTTTCTTTAATGCTTACATTTAAAACCATTCTTAAATCATCTTCTATTTTTCTTTTATCTTCGTAACTTTGAGCGTCTTCGTATCTTTCAAAAAGCGTTCCGTCAGACGCTTTAAAACATTCAATTTTTTTCATTTTTTATCTCCTTCTTTCATTTTTTCAATAATTTCATTAAGCAAGCAGAATTTATTATCGTTTAAAAGTTCCATTTGCTTTTTTAAAAGTTCTTCATATTCTTCAAGTGCATACCTGTAGCTTTTAAGTGTATATACTACTTTTCTTTGTCTTTCTAAATTGGGGACTTTGATTTTTAAGTTTAAAAAAGATTTCTCGTCTAAATTCGGGATTAAAGCAGATGTTTTAAGCTGCATAATTAATTGTTCTTTATTTTTCAGCCACTCATATAGATAAGCTTCTAAAATCACTTCGCTTTTAACTTCAACTATAAAGCTTGCTTCAGTTACGAAGTGTTTAAATTCTCTTTTGTAAATTTTTCCTACTGTACCTTTTCTTGTGATGGTAATTCTTCCGTCATTGTTCCAGGTGTCTGTATATCCTGTCTCTTTTTCTCCTGCTCCATAGATTGGATATTTGCCATCTTCTTTTGGTTCTGCTCTTTTGCCTTTGTTTAATTCAATTAAATCTCCGAGTTTAAAATATTGATATTTGTCCAGAGTCTTCATCTCCATAGATTAAAGGCTTCACCTCTTCTTCAATAAACTTGTCCAATGCTTTCATAGTTTTTATTATTTTCTTGTTATTTGCCTTTATTTCAGCTTCTAGCTTTACGATGTCGATTTCTTCTTTCTCTTCGATTTCTCTTGCTACTTCCCAGTGTTCAATATCAACCTCAAAAATTTCTTTAACTTTCACAGTTTGAGTTTTACAATCATAGATTTCACTTGTGTAGGTGTTTTCTGTCTTTTCTTTGTCTAAGACTATGAAAATTACTGGGATTGTGGTGTCTTCGAAGCCGTTTTCGATGTAGTTTAATTCCAGAAGTTGATTTCCGACAAGTTCCCTCATCTTCTTTTCCGACTTTCTATAACCTACACCAGGAAACAAGATGTAAAAACTGTATCTTTTTGTAAAATTTAAACTTTTGAGTAAAAATATATCGTCTAAAACTCCCGATTTTTTCCATGGAAATTCAGATTGTATAGCTTCAATTTCCTCTTTTGTCTGATCTTTAAATTTTAAACTGAAAGGCGGATTGATAAGACTCGCATCATATTCTTTGTATTCGTCGAATAGAAAGAAGCTCGTAACGTGAACTTCTGAATTTGGAAAGTTTTCAAGCAGTGTGTCTGCTGCTTGCTTTTGAATTTCAACGGCAATTATTTTTTCTGCATCGAGATATTGCTCAAGTTGACCGCTTCCAGCTGCTCCGTCAAAAATATTTTTTAAATCTGGTACATATTTTTTAACTTTTTCAGCTGCATACTTTCTCAAGGCTTGCCCTGTGATGTATTCTGCGTGCTGATCGGCTATTTGCCTGTTGTTAAATTCTTTCACTTCTTCAACTCTCTTTCACACCGCCTGTCATGCTTTAAGATAACTGGCTTTAGTTTCTGCTTTCTCTTTTTTATCTCTTCTAGGTTATTCTTATATTTCTTGTAGTGCTTACACTTTCCGTGGCATCCTATTTTTCTTCGTCTGCATTTGAAACATTTATTTTTCATGTGTTATAATTTAGTAAAAGTTATTTTTTAAGTCCTTTACTTGCTTGCAGGCTGTGAGGACTTTTTTATTTAACTTTTTCATCTTTTAACCTCTCTATATCGGCTCACAGCATACATAGAAGAACACTAGTATAACTACTATTCCGCCTGCTATTCTTAGTAGATCCCATAGTAGTGTCCACAGCGGTGCTTTAAAATTTATTATTGTTTTTCCTTTTGAATTTACTAACTTCATTTCTTTTCCTCCTTTTCTTTGGTTGCTTAATTCCAATCACATATCCATCACTAGTCTCTACGTGATATCCCTCGTCTATCAAGTCGCTCACAGCCTTCATCTGCTCTTTAAAGCTACTACACGGTATGCAGACCAGAATCTTCTTATAGTCCATCATCTGATGACTACTGCTGTGTCAACTCTTATCTTCTTCAAGATATTCTCAAAGTCTTCAGCTCTTCCCTTCCAATAGTCTCTTTCTTTTTCAAGTCGCCTTCTTTCAAATGGTGAAAGAGGATCATACTCAAGCCCTGCTGTTTCTCTACTCTCTATATATTTAAGAGAGAATCTTACTCCAGGAATCCCTTGTATAGTTTTCAAGTTCCCACTCGCGACCATGTTTCTTATAGAGCTTTCTGATAGTTTCCATCGCTCCATCAGTTCGTCTACTTTTAAAACTGCATCCGTCATTACTGCTCTCCTAATCGATTATTTCAACACGATCAAGGGCGAACTCTAACAATTCACAAGCGATCGTTGAGTAATCCTTATTTACGTTTTTAGCTACGGATTTAACTTTTTCAGCTACATCTGTGGTAATTCTTAAATACGCATTAGCTGGAGAATAGTTCTTTTGTACTTTTAATATTAGTTTTTCGTTTTTATCCATTTTATTTTCCTCCTAAAAGTTTATTGGTGAAGTATATTTGACCTTTGCCTGTCATCTTCGTTGTTGTAGTTGTTCTAGTACTACCGTCTGGATTGTTGATGACTCTTACCTTAGTTTCGAAGAGTCCTTGTTCCATTGACTTTTGAGTAGGTTGATTTCTTCTTTCACCATTCTTACACAAGTAACCTTGGTTTCTTAAATAGGTAAATAACCTATTTTGACCCATGTTCGGTAGTCCGTTCTGTTTCATTCTCTTAGCAAATTCACCTATTAAGATTGAGTTTTCAGCCACTTCGCAGGAATCGGAGAAAAGCACTTTCGGTTTGTTTCGTCCGTTCTCTTCCTCTGCTGCAATTCTTCTTTGTTTCTCTTCTTTGAGAGTTGTTGCAAGCTGTATCAAGTAGTCTGGATCCGTCAATGTTCTCTCAATCACTGTTTCTGTCATGTAGGCTCCGTGTTTTCTTATTGTTGGTAAGACTTCGGATGTTACCCAACGTTTAAATTCTTTAGCTTTTTTCATTTTTGATGAAAATATTAAAGAATATAATCCTGACTCATTAACAATAATCATTTTTTGTTTTCCACCAGGTGTCTGTATTTCACCGACCCCTTTATCTTCGCCATCAACATGCGTGTTTAATGCGTCTGCTGTTCTCTTGTATTCCAAAATTTCTGCAACATCTTTTCCGACGAACCAAGGTTCATCATTTATAGCTATTACTCTTACTTCTCCAAAGTCTTTGTTTTTAAATATTTGTAATTCGTTCATTTCTGCTCCTATTGTTTTGCGTTTACGTAAGTTTTTAAGCAAAAAAAATTTCTTCTACTTCTTCTAAAGTGAGTTTTAAGTGTTTTGCAATGGTGTCTATTTCACTCCTGTAAAAATCACTCTCTCCGTTTAATTTTCTATAAAGAGTTGTAACATTGATATTTAGCAGCTCTGCTATATTTTTATAAGTTTCACCTTTTAAAATTAATGCGGATCGGAACTTTTTTACGTCTAACATTTCATCACCTCCTTTTTTTGCGTTTCCGTAAGTTAAGTATATCACCTTGAAATTAAATGTCAATACATAAACGCAAAATATTTTTGATATTTGTATGTTTTTATTGCATAAACGCAATTAAAAGGGTATAATAATAACACAGGAGGTAATT